TGCGTCAAAGGTGTCGGTGCCGTTGTTGGTAGTAACGCGCACAATATCTAGCGCACCAGCTAGATCAAGTGTTGAATTACATGTTGATGTTACCGTTCCAGCATCTCTCGATGAGCTTGTCCCAACCCATGTATTTTCGGTCACTTTTAACCAAACAACTGTTGCAGCACACTGAGCTGTTGTTGTTGGGGAAGAAGAAATATGCAAAGCAGTACTTACATCAATAATACTGACGGATGAAGCATTTGTTATGGTTGCTCTATTTCCAACATATCCAGACGTAGAAACTGAACCTCCCGATCCAATTCGGCAAATGATAGGTGACGTGCCATTTGTACTAACGCCACTCAACATCACCGTAATCCGCTTGACCCATGATGGGATGCCCGTAAAGTCAATGCTGGTTCCGCTGGTAGATGCAACAGCCGTACCAGACACGACAGGCGCTAACGTACCAGTGACATTCACCAGTGTCTGCGTTGTGCTACCCGCAACAGCAGGGGCCGCTAACGTAACCGATCCGCTGGTGTCGCCTGAGAGAACTAAAGATGCCATGATTACTCCTTAAATTACAACCCAACGGCTGCCGGATGGGACGGTGACAACCACTGGCGCGGTGATCGCGTCCAGCGACACCGACTGCGAGATGTCCACTTCGTAGGTACCAATGCCGCCGGTGCCGGTGCCCAGCGTTACGATCTTCGTGCCCAGTGCGATGCTTGTGCCCAGAATTATAGACCCAACACCCAGCTCGCCGGAGGTTGCTGTGTCAATCGTTAGCGTCGTGGCTGCAATACTACCGGTGCCAATGAAGCCAGCATCTAACGTGATCGGGCCGGTGGTCATGGCGTTCTTGGTCGCTGGAATCGTGTAGCTGATTGTGACCGTCTGGTCGTTCTCGATGAACACCTCGTTGTTACCACCACCCGTAGCGCCTGCATCGCCGCCCACTTGGCCCCAGGCGTTATTGCTAAAGCCCTCAAAGACGTCCAGCGTGCTGTTGTAGCGGAACATGCCCTCGGTTGGCACGGCGGGCCGGTCAGTCGTTGCCCCCACGGGCATCTGCACGTAGCCAAAGCCGGAGAAGGTCACGTCACCCGTGGCCGACAGCGTTGTGAACGCGCCAGTATCGGGCGACACGTCACCGATCGGGGGTGGCGAGCCGAACGACAGGTTGTCCACAGGCACTAGGATATTGTCCGTGGTGTACTGCGTGACGTCGTTGCTGTCGGTGATTAGGAACTTGTACGCGATCGTTGGCTGCAGCCAGATGTTGGCCATACCACGCGAATCAAGGATGATCGGGTTGGTGTTGGCCGTACCACCTGCCTGGTCAGTAAAGGTTGCAATCGGTGTCGTCGTGCCGCCGGCGTAGGTGTAGACCTTACCGGCTACCAGCGGGTTGCCGTTGGCATCGAAGAACTGCTGCTTGGGTGTTGGAGTTAGGGATGCCATTTATCACCTACGATTAAGATTGTTTTGGTTTTCCGGCGCCAAGGCGTTGTTTACTTGCACGCCGCCTAGTGTCAACGGCGAGCGCAAACCCAGACCAGTCTCACCGCGCATCATACGCGACGCGCCTTTGCCTGCGCGCACAAACGGGTCTGCCATCCGTTCACCTTTAGCCTGCCGAGCCAACGCTTTTTCAAGTACGTCGGCGGCTAGTTTAGGGTCAAGCATTTCGGTCGCTAACTCTAGCGCCACCTTTTCGTTAATCTTACCCTGTAGCTTGTCTATGATGGTATTGGCAAGCGTTGCAATCTTACTAAAAAACGCAGGTGATTTAGACAATTCGGTAGCAGGCACCGCTTTGCCGCTTTTAGCGCCCGCCCGCGCTTGAGAGGTAGTTTCAGCTTCACGCGCCAAGTCTTTACGAATGCCTTCAACCACTTTAACTTGGTCAGGCGTCAATATTTCGGACAGCTGCGTAAACCGACTCTGACCTGTAGAACGCTTTATGGTGGTTGGGGCTTCTTTTAGTGCTTGGGAAAAGATACCCGCGCTTTCCGCCACCGGCGTCTCTACCGCTGGTTTGAGCTTGCCTTCAAGGTACTGACCAACCTGCATGATGTTGATCGGCTTGCTTGCCTGGCCAAACGCCTCCTGCGCAGTGCGGTAGCCCGGCACGGCGTCAACCAACAATTCACGAACTTCTTTCAGCTGCCCTTTAATAAACTTGTTGTCTTCTTTTGCCAGACGAGCTTTAATGCCGTCAATAACCGATGTAATTTCCTTGGCGTCTGTGCGCAGCGTGCCCGTCTTTCTATCCGCAACCAAACCGCGCCGAATCTCGCGCATTTCGCGCAACAGTTCGGTATTGCCTGGGTTTTTTGCGATTAAGTCGTCTACAACTTTCACCACGCCGCTAACGTCTGCCACACCCTGTTCAGCGGCTTTGTAAAGCGGGTCAGACACATCTTTTCTGCCTTTTACTGCTGCGGCCATTGCAACGTCGTCTTGCGCAATAGTTCCCAACGCTTTTTCGCGGGCGGCTTTATTGGCAATATCGCGCTCGCGGTATTCGGTCGGCATAGTGCGGTCAGCCACTTCTTGCTGTAACGCAGCGTATTTTGTCGATCCAACGGGCGAGGCCGCTACCGCTGCTGTAGGCTGACCGCCGGCTACGTATTCATCGTAATTGCGCAGGGCGTTAACGATTGCTTGGCCACGACCTTCGGTTGCATCAATCAACGCGGCAAACTTAGGGTTAGCTACGCGGTTAAGATAGTTAGCGCCTGCGCCCACCATTTTGCCGCTTATCTCTGCCGCAGGCGCGATTACTGAGAACGGGTCAGTGCGGCGCGCGCCAGTCTGGAGCGCAGACGCGGTGCTTGCCAACGGTGCGGATACGGAGGGCGCGACCGTTGCAGTTGCTTTGGCGCCTAGTTTGGTAAGCCCCGCCCCACCGCTAAGCAGCAACGACAAGTCAGAGATTGTCGATACAGGCCGCTCGGCTATGCTGCGCTTAATGGCCTCCCAACTGCCGTAATTTTCTGCGTACTCACCCCCAACAGCTTTTGCAGCAGCACTAGCTCGCGCAGCAGCTTCAGGGTCAGAGTCAAAATAGTCGACAATTTTACGGATAGGCGCAGGTACTGTTTCGCGCAGCGCGCCCGCAGCAAGGTCAAATAAGCCCCCCAAAGTTTGCACGGGGCTTTCAACTGCTTCTTTAAGCTGTACAAACTGGTTAACTAAATCGCCCCCCGCGCTAAACGGCGCTTCTACAAAAAGCGCCTCACCTAGTCCATACTGACGGCGCGGCAAAGGCAAGCCTTCGTTTTGCGGGGTAGGCTCTACTGGAGCCGCCGTAGATAGATCAAAACCGGAGCCTACAGGTTTTGCCGTGGAAAGATCAAAAGGCATTATTTAACCTCTTCAAATTGCTTGCCGTCAGGGCTGACATACGCTGTATTACCGTCTCTATCTCTTTGTAACTTCCACCCTTTAGAGTTTGTTAGCGGAGTTTTATTGCTGCCGCCAGATTTATATATCGGCGAAACTTTAATATCTTCCGTGCTAATCCCTGTCCCTTCGATTGCTGACTTAGGTATAGCTTTAGAACGCTTATTCCATTTATCTGTAGTGGCTTCCGCTGCTTTATGCGAAAGTTCAGCTAAATATTTTAGTGAACGCGCGTCATAAGTAATTTGACCGGCTTTAGCGCGCTCCAAAAATTCGCGGTCTTTGTCCGTAAACCCTTGGCCAGAGCCTAGCCCTGACGATTTAATTGAGCCAAGCGTGGTGTCTGCAAGCGAAGACAACAGAGCTTCAGTATTAGCAATGGTTTCATTTTCGTTGCCGCCGGCCACGCGTAACCATTTAGCTAGTTGAAGCTTGATGTTTGCGCCAGCACCGGTAATAACCTGACCACTAGACAACAAGCCAAGAACGCGGTTTGCGGTGTTTGCAGCTTCAGGCGCGCGTTCAGCAGCGTCTAGCAACGCAACGTCTTTGTCCGCTATATTCCCCGCAAATTTTTCGCTGAATTTTTTCTCGGTAGATATTCTAATGCCGCCTAAATTAAATTTAGGCGCTCTACCTTCATTTGCAACATCGATCTGCTTTTGCAAAGTTTTTATTTGCGCCAAATCAAGCGGCGTCGGATTTTTCTTTTTCTTAAGATCCGCTATCATTTGTTCCGCGACCATTACGTTTTGGAAGTCGCCGGTAAGTTGCTCGCGTTTTTTCTGCTCAACGTGCGCCGCTTGAATTTTATCGCCCATCTCTTTATTACCTGCGCGGTAAAACGCGGCGGCTTGCGGATGTACTCCAAAAAACCCTTCAACCTTCTCTACGCCGGGTAACATTCTATCGCCGTCAGGCGCAATACCTGCTGCTTCCGCTGATGCCGGTGCTGGGGCAGTTGTCGGTGCTGGGGCAGTTGTCGGTGCGGCAGCAGGGGCAACAGCTGTTGCAGGCTGCTGCCTGTAAGACGCTAAAAATGCCGCTTTAGGCATCGGTGTTTCGCCCCGATCCGCCGCATCATAGACGTATTCAGAGTACGCTTGGTCAGCCTGTTTTTCACGCGACGCTGCTTGCCGCTCCCCATACTGCACCCGCTGGTCGGCAGTCATAAGCCGCTCTATCAAACTTTGCTTAAATGCTGGAAACTCTTCTTCGTTATCCGGCATCATGCGGCGAATATTCTCCGCAGCTTCGCGGGGGATGGTTCCTTTAGCTTCGGAGTCATACAGCATATCTAAGGCTTGCTGCCGGTTAGTAAACCCGCTTATAGTGTTTATCGCATTTTTAGTTTGCGATTCGCCAAGTTCGTACCCCCGCTTAGTGCGTTGCGATTTTAAGTCTTCTATTTGCTCAGTGCGATATGCAGCTTCGCTTTGCGCTTTGCGGCGGTCGTCAATTTGCTTGGCTAACGCCAAACCTTGCGCCCCATATTTTGTGGCCAACTCATTTATGTTTTGGTCACTTTCAAGATCTTTAGCTGTTTTACCCGACAGCCATTTCATCATCGCGTTTTTAGTGCGCGATTCATCAGCATACTCTTTCATTTTGAGCATGTTCATAAATTGCGATTGCTGCGCGCCTTGCAGTTCTGCTGCACGGGCAGCCGAAACTAACGGCGACTCAATCTGAGCCGGTTTAATACTGAGCGCTATGCTGGGATCAATTTGAGCCATAAAAATTTAACCCTGAAGATACTTCATGTAGGTGTCAAAATTGTTCTGTTGCTGTTTTGCAGCTTGATTGCCTTGGTAGTAGTTATACCCTTGGCCTATGCCGCTTGACAACGCGTTAGCCATACCGGCGTATCCAGATGCGCGCGCGTTTGCCCCGCCAACAGCCAGATTACTTAGGCTAGACCCTAGCTGCCCTGCTGCGCCAGATAGTGTGTTAGCCGACGATTGTGCCATGCCAGTCAAACTTTGTAGTGGGTTTAGCCGCGCCGCACGTTCAGCTTGATAGCGGTTAAACGCATTGGTGTACTCTTGCGAACCCAGCTCTTGCCCAAACCGCGTTATACCGCGCATCTGATTGCCAGACATCAAACCACCTCGCGCAGCTGCTGAACTTTCTAGCGCGCGTAAGCCCTCTTTTAAGCGGAAACCATAGCCTGGGTCTTGTTGAAACTGCTCCATACCAAAAGGCGTGTAGCGGGAGGCTTCAACCAGTTCGGGCAGCGCATTAAGCCCCGCTTCACGGAACGGCGCTTGCAGCTCAACCTGACGCTCAAACATCTCACGTTCGGCAGCAGCACCTTCTCGGGCGCCTTGCACTTGCGCTTTAGCTGCTTTATTTGCGCCATACGCGCCTACTAACGTGCTGCCAGCAGCAGCTACAAAGCCCCAAGTCATAACGGTTCTCCTTTTGCTTCTAATTGAAGCAACTCATCCATAGTGCCAATTAAATTCATGTCGCCATAAGTCGGTGCGATAACTTCGTTTTCTATCTCAAGCAACTTATCTTCTGCGCCATGCGCAGTCAAATGCACGGTAGTCCACAGCGTATCTTCTTCTGCATACACTGCACGTTTTAGCCCAACTTCAGACACAAACGTGCAAGGCGCCTCCAACTGCTTTTCGCCAAACTCGGTAAACACCCGCACTTTGCCTTTGCTAATAAAATTCAAATGCTGGTGCCGGTGTATCTTTCCGATAATTAACGTGCCCTTGGGGATAAGCATTTCCCGCGCATAAGCATGGCACCCATACACATTATCTTTGGGGGTAAAGTAGTGCGTTAGCTTGCAATCTTCCAGTGTAGACTCTACCGCGCCAGAATCAATAAGCTCTTGCAAACCAGTTTGCACCGCCATTACGTCTTCGCGGAACTTTACTTTTTCCTTAGTATTGGCTAAATCGTTCACACCACCACCCATCTTGAGCCGCTGGCTACTGTCACCGTCGTGCCGCTGGCGACCGTTACCGGGCCAGCTGACATGCCTGACGTGCCTGCGACGATTGTGTAGCTGGTGTCAATAGTTAAACTATTGACAAATATACCATTGCCCGCTACGAAATGCTCTGATGTTAATTCACCCGTGCTAGGTTTGTACAGGTATTTGGGGTCGCTAGTGTAGATATTTGCCAGCGCGCCGGACGTGGCAGCCACAAACGTCGGGTACAGATTTGTGGTTGTGCTGGTGTCGTTCGAAATCGTTGCGCCCGAGCCGCTGGACAACGCCCAAGTGGCCGTCGTGCCGTTCGATGTCAGCACGTAATTAGTGGCGCCAATCGGCAGGCGAGTCGAGCTGTTGGTGCCGTTGCCAATAATCAAGTCGCCCGTGCTGGTGACCGGCGACAAGGCGTTAAAGGCTGCGCTGGCAGTCGTCTGCCCCGTGCCGCCATTGGCGATTGGCAGCGTGCCCGTCACCTGGCTAGTCAGATCCACCCCGGTCAGCGCGCCACCCAATGTCAGGCTGCCGCTGGACGTGACCGTGCCGGACAGGCTAATGCCGTTGACCGTACCGGTGCCAGAGACGCTGGTAACCGTGCCGACGTACTGGTCGTTGGACGTGATGGTAAAGCTGGGGTACGTGCCTGAGATGCTGGTCGTGCCAGCCCCGGTCAGCGACACCACTTGGTCAGGCGCCGTGTTGGTGATCGTAAAGTTGGGGTATGTGCCCGACGTGCTGATGCCGGTACCGGCGGTCAGCACTACGGTCTGATCTGGTGCTGTGTTGGTAATTGTAAAATTGGGGTACGTGCCTGACGTACTGATGCCCGTGCCGGCGGTCAGCACGACCGTCTGATCCGGTGCGGTATTGGTGAACGTCACGTCGCCGGTCGCCGACGACACGGAAATGCCGGTGCTGGCAATCGCGCTGGTCACGCCTGTATTGGCGATCGTGATTGACCCGGCGCCATTAGTGACGCTAATCGCGGTGCCAGCGGTTAAGTCAGCGTTCTCCCATATACCTGCAACCGCGTCGTAAATTAGCGTGTTGCCGGACGTAGGGGTTGTAATGTTGACGTTGCCGTCCGTGCCGCCTAAGACGGAGCCAAAGGTCGGGCGGACAAACAGCACACCGTTGGACGCACCAACGTGGACAACCGCAGCTACCACAGTAATAGCGTTGGGCACGGCAGGCTTTGTCTTGGTCAGCCCGCCGGCTACCAGCGGGTTGTAGTACAGAATGTCACCCTGCACCCACGTCTCGAGGCCGCCGGTGGTGTTAATCTGCTTGACTTCACCAAACGTGGTGACAAACACCCAATCGTTGGTAATGCCGCTTTCGTGCGCCAACCCTAAGATGTAATTGGCTTGCTCCGGCAGCAACCCGGTGGCCGGTGCAGCTGTTAAGCCACCGCTGGCGCCCAGTGTGCCAGTGAACATCAGCACATCACCCTTATTGGCTGCAGACGACAATTTGACGCGGTAATACAGTTCTTCACCAATGCGCTGAATTGCCGCGCCGTTCATCTGGAACGTCAACGTTTGAAACTGATCCGTGTCGTCGTAATACAGCCTGCCCGTGGCGTCTGTGACGGTGGCGGTGGTGTCGAACTGAATGAAGTCGGGCGACGAGATACCGCCTGTTACGCCCGTCATCGACGTAATGTCGTTGTTGGTGCCTAAGACCGCCGCGCTTAAATTAGCCCGCGCGCCAGACGCTGTAGTGGCCCCTGTGCCGCCGTTATCGACGTCTAGGGTGCCAGCTAGGGTGATAGTGCCAGACGTCGTCACAGGGCCGCCAGAGGTCGTCAGGCCCGTCGTGCCGCCGGAGACATTGACCGACGTTACCGTGCCTGACCCACCGCCAGTGTTGGCTTTGTTGAGCAGATTTAAGAAAAACCGATACCAGTCACGCGAAACAAGCCCCGACCGCTCGTCGATGATCGGCGACTGGTTCTTGGGTAGTTGCGGCTCGTTATCGGGGTTAGGCATTGGTGCCGGACAAGGCTAGTTCGGCACCCATAATGGCGATCTTAACGGGGTCGGTGCCTGATACCTCGTACACGCGGTCACGCAGCTTGTCAGTCATGCCCAGCCGACGCCAGAACGCTCGGAATCCGTAGTTACCCATCTTGCCCATGCCAGCCCATTTCTCGTTGGACCACGTATGGCCGCCATCGTCTGAGAAGCGCAGCATGACCTTGGGGTCGCTGCCTTGGCCCAACACCAGCCCCACGCCTGTCTCGCATTCAAGCTGCAGCGCGTGCTGGGCGGTACGCTTTAAGTTGTTCTGGCCGGTAGGCAGCGCTCGCCACGACCGCAGCCATTTCTGGGGCAGGTTGTCGTCGGCAAACACATTCAAGTCATACGCGTAAATCTTGCCGTTCTGAAAGTCGCCAACCACAACTTGGTTGTTGAAGAACGTCTGGCAGTTCGCGCGATGGCGGATGTACTGACCGTTGGCAAACCCGGCGCGCTCATGCCATGCGCCTGTGGCCACGTCAAACACCCATGTCTTTTGGGCGCTAGGGAACGTCAGCACGTAAAAGGCATGGCCATCTTGCTGGTAGGTAAAGGCAATCGCATCCGAGATGTCACCATAACTCTGGATAGCAAATTCAACCGCATGGGTAGAGATGCGCTGTCCAGAGTAGCCGTTAGCCCGGAATACGACGCCTTGGCCTCGGGCATCCGACCCCAACCAGAACAACGAGTTGTCCATCTTGGCGACCGAGAAGGTCGCTGCGCAGCCAATCTCGTTGACCGCACCTTGGATGCGGGCCAGCGGGAACGGTGTGTCGCCTGCGTTGTACCAGACCTCAACTGACTGGGTGCCAAACAGCCACACCTCGCGGTGGTCGACAAAAAGCGACACTAAATCGTCAGGCATACCCTCGGCGCTGGCAAACGACAGCGGGTCAATCTGAGTGCCGTCAAGCAGCTCAGACGTCCAGAATCGCTGGGAGTTTGGCTCTTGGAAGATAAAGTAGCCGTCCAAAAAGCCGACCGTCACCGCGCCTGGAAAGTCCACGTCGGTAATTTCGGCGTACGCTTCAGTTGCCGCGTCGTAGATAAACCCTTCCGGGTTGGCCGCGATAAACAGCTGTGTGCCGTTATCCACCATTGACACGGGGCCAGAACCGCTGACATTACCCAGCGGTGTGGCCACCCAGTTGCTGTCGACTCGGTACAGCTTGCTGCCGGAGACGGCGTACATGTATTCACCGTACGACCACAGCCCACGGATGGGGCCAGTACCGACAGTCGCCAACCTACGCAGGCCGGGTGCCCGGTTTAGGTATGCAGGCTCCATACCTTCCGGTGCGGGTGTGGCCTCGGGGTACAGGTTGACCATCCGCGCGTCAGCAGCATTGACGCTGCGAGCCACATACGATTGACCAAGAATGGGCGTCTTCACGGTTTAATAATTTCCGGCAAAGATGTTAAACCGCTGGCGAGTGGCCACCAGCGAATACGGCATAGACATCACGTCGTCAGGATTGTTGATACGCTTCAAGTTGCGCTTAGACGTCATGGCGATCCGCATTACTTGCGGCATAGGCTCGACACCAAATTCGTTGGCAATTTCCATCGCCAAGTTGTACTTGAACGCCCGCAGGTAGCCCGGCGGAAACGACAGTACGGTATTGAGCGTTGCGGGCTTGTCCAGCTGCTGCACCGACACAAAGTGCCATTCCAAAAGCCGTGTGGGCTTTGGATAGATGGTCATGGTGATGTCGGGGAACGTATTGTTGACGAACATGACCTGCGGGTAGGTGCTGGTCACGGTCTTGACTGCAATGCCGTCGTACTGCTGCTGGTTAATCAGTTTGATGCCGTAAGACACGTTGGTCTGCGGATCGCGAAAGTACGTCGCATCATCAATCAGAATAGGTCGATTGCCGACGAAGTCGCCGGTCGGCCCAAGGGTGCGGGTGATCTCGTTGGTCGGCCAGTTAAAAATCTGGTCTTCCGTACAAAACACGGACAGACGCTCGGTATTCCACGAATCAATCATCTGATTCATGGCGTTCAGTGCATCTTGGGCGGCTTGCGGAGACGGCTCTTCACCTTCAGCCAGCTGGCCAATGAGCCGAAGTGCAGCTTTGATCTGGTCGAAGGCGGTTGCCATTTACGCTCCTAGCGAAGGTTCTTTACGTCGACGTTTTACCCCTAACACATTCTCGGGGGCCGCAACTTCGGAAACCGCTTCAGGAGCCGATGGCGTGGCTGGATTATACCGCTCCCAGCCGTTTTGTTCATCTGCTTCTGCTTCAGTATCCATGGTCGCGATTTTAAATCCGTGAACCGGATGGGATAGGTAAATATTCATGTAGAGAACGGGGCCGAAGCCCCGTGGTTTTAAAGTATGTGAATTACAGCAAAATTGATTACGACCGCCTCAGACAATGCCCCGCCAGAGAGGTTGCGCAAGGTAATTGTGCAGCTTCCCGTAGCTTTGCCAGAAATCCAGCAGTTGTATGCGCCGGCAGTAGCACCAGAAGACACGCTCAAAATCACAACATCTTTAGCCGAAATAGTGCTGTTGGTCAAAGTGAACGAGACGTTCGTAGCGTTAGCCAACTCAGCGTTGTTCATTGTGATTTGCCCAGCAGACTTGTTCAAAGTCACGCCAGTCGATTTGCTTGTCAATTGAGTTACTGTACCGCTTGCTTCTGCGGTGTAACCCAACTCGCCACCAGACATTACAAAATTAGACCCGATAATGTCTTGGTCTTCAAAAGCGACGCCAATTGGTTTGGTATTAGACGACATAATTTTTCCTTTAGAAAGTAGGGGCCGAAGCCCCTAACATTAGGAAATGCGGTAGCAAGTCCAAGAATTATCGCCAGTCTTGCGGGCGCGGAAGTGGCCTGAAGTATTCTCAGTCACAGAAGCATTACCCACAATTGTCCAGCCGGTGCCA